CTGGTATTGACCTAGAAGTAGTTCAAACAGCAGCAGAAATCGCAGTAAATGGCGAACCTGCAAACTTTGGTCCACTCGGAACACAAACTTTCGCTTCTGACGGTTTGCGTTATGTATGGGCAAAAGCAGCAGCAACTATCGCTCCTTCCACAACTGTTTGCGCTATTGACACTACAGCATTTACTGTAGCTGCAACTGGTGGCGCTTACATTTCACCAGCCGTTTCAATGGTTTCTGGTGATTATGGTTGGTTCGGCAAAGCTTCTGTTTAATCAGTAACTTGTAGTACCATAGGGATGTCCTCAAAAGGGGCATCCTTTTTCTTTTTATAACCCTAACTACTTAGGAGATTTAAAGATGGCACTTCCATCCGATGATATGGGCGCAGATAGCCGCCTAGCAGTAACATTCTATAAACGCTCAATGAAACAAGAAGATGAGTCTATGGCAGCAGGTAGACCAATATTCAAAGAGTTTGATTTTGTCCGTATTTGTGTCCCAGGCGATAATTTGACCGAAATTGACACATACGCCAACGAATCCCACAAAATGCGCTTTCCTCGTCAATGGGCGCACTACCAAAATCAGGTAGGAAACCAAGAACAAGTCATTGGCACGCCTATTGAAGAATGGACAATTATTAGCCGTTCTCAAGCTGATGAGCTAAAAGGCATTAAATTTGCTACCGTTGAGTCTGTTGCTAACGCTTCTGACCAACAATTACAGCGTATTGGCATGATTGCTGGCATGAATCCATACACTTTCCGAGACAAAGCTAAAGCTTTCTTAAATCTTGCTGACCAAGTTGGTGAAACTAATCAAAGAGAAGAAGAATTAGCTAAATTGCGCCAAGAAAATGCTGCAATTAAGGCTGAAGCTGAAGCAAGAGCAGCTAAACAACAAGCTCAAATTGATGCTTTGATGGCTATGATGGCAGAAAAGAAACCAAAAACAAAAGCTAAAAAAGAAGAAGTAACAGAAGAATAAAAAAGGGGGAGAAATCCTCCTTTTTTGTATATAATTGGACAAAGCCAAATACTTGGCTAATTTCCAAGTAAAAGGTGAATCTATGTCTCAAACGATGCTTCAACTGGTTCAGCAAACAGCAGCCGAACTTAACTTAGCCGTTCCTACCTATGTAGCTGGCAATACATCACAAGATGTCCAGCAAATCCTTGCCCTAATGAATGGTTCAGGGTACGACCTAGTCAAAGAATACGATTGGCAAGCATTACAAGTTCAGTATCGCTTCTACACACAAGCTATTAATACTAACGGAACATCCGTAAATGGCTCTGTAGTCCTTGAAATTGAGCCTGGAGTAGACATTACTGCGGTAGACAGACAATGGCAGATTACTGGTTACAACATTAACCAAGATACCAATGTAGTAACTGTAGCAGGTCAAACCATTACTATGAGCCAAATGGCTTCAGGTACAGGCACAGGAGCAGTCGTTTTAGCTCAAACTGCCTATGATTTGCCACCTGATTTTGAGCGTATTACAAACCGTACTCAATGGGACAAAACTAAGCATTGGGAAGCTTTGGGACCTGAAGATGCACAGCAATGGCAATGGCTAAAGTCTGGCTATATTTCAACTGGTCCTCGTATCCGTTGGCGTATCTTGGACAATCAGTTCCAAGTATGGCCCCCAATGAACACAAACGAGTATTTAGGCTGGGAATACAAGTCTAAAGGCTGGGCAAGAAGCCCTACTGGAGTCGTACAAAACAGCTTTACTAACGATAACGATACATCCGTATTGGATGACCGCCTTATTGTTTTAATGACAAAACTCAAGTATTTCCAAGTTAAGTCTTTTGATACAACCGCTTTGCAACAAGACTATTTCCGCTATTTAAGCGTATGTAAAGCCCAAGACAAAGGTGCTGCAAACCTATCATTTGCCCCTTACCCATCAAAAGTGCTTATTGGTTATGCCAATATTCCTGATACAGGCTATGGCTCATAATGCAAGCAAAAGGTCGTTCTGCCACTACTACTAGCCTTCCCTCGCCTATTGGAGGGTGGAACGCTAGAGATTCTTTAGCAAATATGGCTCCAACTGATGCGGTTCAGTTGGTTAACTTTTACGCTACACCTACCGATGTAACCCTGAGAAAAGGCTATACAAAGTCCTCTATTGGTATTAATGGTAGGGTAAAGACTTTAATGAATTACCCTGATACTTCATTAGATGAAGGTTATCGCTTATTTGCTGCAGCAGGGGACACCATTTATGATGCCAAACCTGCTACAGCAGTTACCTTTTTTACAGGCATTTCTAACAGTCAATTACAGTTTGTCAATATAACCAATCAAGCAGGTCACTTTATAGTGGCTTGTAATGGTGAGGACCCTGTGATGATTTTTAACGGTAGCTACTGGTACTATTTAGCTACTACAGAAACTGCCCAAACAATTAGCAGTATTAGCCATTTAAGCACTACAGCACTTTTAACAACTGCAGCGCCTCATGGATTGGTTTCAGGTAACAGAGTAGTCATTTCAGGTGCTAGTCCTGCTGAATATAACGGTGACTTTGTAATTGAAGTAACTAGTTCTACTCAGTTTGAATACACAATGGACACTACTCCTGCGTCTAACGCAACTACAGTAGGTTCTTACACCGTTTCAGGCATTACAGGCGTAGATTCAAGCACATTTATCAATGTAAACCTGTTTAAAAATCGCCTTTATTTCACCCAAAAAGACACTTTATCTTGTTGGTATTTAGATGTAGATGCCATTAGTGGCGCTGCTTCTCCGCTATATTTTGGTGGAATTGCTCGTAATTCAGGCTATTTGCAAGCAATGGGTACATGGACATTGGATGCTGGACAAGGCGTTGATGACTATGCCGTATTTGTTACTTCAATGGGCGAAGTTATCGTCTATAACGGTACTGACCCTGATAACGCAGATACTTGGGCATTAAAAGGCGTATGGCAATTAGGTCAAACATTTAGCCGTAGATGCTTCTTTAAATGGTCTGGCGACCTTCTTTTGCTGACTCAAGACGGATTAGTGCCATTAGCTGCAGCCCTTCAGTCTAGCCGCCTAGACCCTAGAGTTAACCTTACTGACAAGATTTTCTATGCTGTAAGTCAAGCTGCCACCCAATACTTTGCGTTAGAAGGTTGGCAAATTAACTATTACGCTAGTGAAAATATGCTGATTTTGTCTATTCCTACAGGCAATGGAATGGAGCAGTATGTAATGAACACCATTACTAAGTCTTGGTCACGCTTTACTGGAATTCAAGCTTATTGTTGGGAAGTGTCAGGCGATGCAGATATGCACTTTGGCGGTGATGGCTTTGTAGGTAAGTTTTTTGACACTAATGCTGATGCTGGAACTAACATTTACGCTACAGCACAACAGGCTTATTCCTACTTTAATTCGCCAGGTCAACTTAAACGCTTTACTTTAGTACGCCCTATTCTGCAGACAGATAATGGTTTACCAACTGTTTTATGCGGTATTTCAGTAGATTTTGATACTGAACCTTTGATTAACCAAATTAGCTTTAACCCATTTATTAACAATTTAGGTAGATGGGATGTATCTACTTGGGATGGGGCAAACTGGGGCGGTGGCTTAGTAACTACTAAGATTTGGCAAGGCGTAACAGGGTTAGGATTTGCAGGGTCAATCAACATAAATGTGGCATCACAAGGAATCGAATTACATTGGGCTTCTACCGACTATGTAATGGAAAATGGCGGTGTTTTATGATATATAATGAATTCAGCCGACTCCTTGGTGCTGAAAACAAACTTTTCATTTGGAGTAAATAATGGCTTACAACGATATTTTTGCTGGCAATACCAATCCCTACATTCAGGCTGCACAAGCCACTAGCGCAGGGAATCAAGCAAATGCTCAAGCTGCTACGGCTGCTAATCGTGTAAATCAAGCCACTCCTTATGCTAACTTAAGCTATCAGCAAACAGGCACAGATGCTTACGGCAACCCTGTATGGTCAGCTACACAAAGCCTTGCACAGCCATTTCAGCAAACTTTAGGCAATATTCAAGGTCAGTTACAGCAAGCTACTGCTAATCCTTTTGATGTTAGCCAATTCCAAGCTGGCAAAGTAGGTCAAGGTCCACAATTTCAAGGTGTAGGACAAGCCCCTAATTTGCAAACGCAAGTTCAAGGCACAGGCATGGAAGGATGGGACAAGGCAACTGGCTTGTTGATGAGCCGTTTAAATCCACAGATTCAGCAAGGTCAAGAACGCTTACAAGCTCAATTAGCTAACCAAGGTATTGTGCCTGGCACAGAAGCCTATAACCGAGCGATGACTCAACAAGGTCAAAAAGAAAATGACTTGCTAACCCAAGCACAATTAGCTGGTTCAAATGTTCAAAATCAAATGTTTGGACAGAATTTGCAAGCTGGTCAATTTACAAACCAAGCATTAACTGGTCAAAATGCCTTAAATTTAGGCAATACTCAGTTCAATAACCAATTAGGTCAGCAAGGATTTGCTAACCAAATGGCTGCGACTCAAGCTAATAACGCTGCAAATCAACAAAATTACCAACAAGCATTGGCAGCTAGAAACTTACCTTTACAGCAATTAGGTGCTTTTAGAGAAGCTACTCAGCCTGGTTATGTAAATCCTTATGCACAAGCAGCGGTAAGTGGTCCTGAGTACCTAACCGCTTACAATGCTTCAAGAGCAGCGGACATTGCACAACAAAACGCTCAATTAGCAAGACAATCAGCAACAACTTCAGGTCTTTATGGTCTGGGCGGTGCTTTGTTGCAAGGAAGTGGTGGATTAGGCGGTTTGGGAAGTTTGGCAAGCGCTGGATTGTCAGGGCTTTCAAATTTAGGCAACTGGTTTAATAGCCAAGGATTTGGTAATAGTGGATTAACTTCAGGATTAGTTAATAATGGCTTTACAGGCAATAATTATGATGATTTTGGTAATTTAATTAGTTCTGGAAATGCTGCCCCTGGTGCTGCCGATTGGGCTACATCATTTAATCAATTAGATTGGCGTTAATTTGTAATGGCTGAAAATATCACAGCTCCGTTTCAAACTTTTGACGAATATGGTCAAAGTAACTACACGCCTATTTCAAAAGGTGATTCTGTTTTTGAACCAACTATATTGGGATATAAAGATTCAAGCGGAAATATTTGGGATTCGCCACCTAGGGTTATTGATGATTATGGCACTTGGTCCACTCCAAATTTATTATTAAGCAGTACCGTTGCAAACGACCCTCATATACAAAGTTTAGGTTTGGCTATTGACCCAGCCAAAGCTCAAGCATTGTATGACTTAAAACAAAACAATCCTTCAGAGTTTTATAAACAAGTTTCTGGTCAATTAAATGACAGAATTTATGAAAATTGGCGAGAGAACCAAGGCGGTTGGAATGCTGATTTAAATACTCAATTAGAAGCTTTAAAAGAATTAGACCCTGCTTCATATTATTCTGCAAAATTAACTGATTTAGGTAGACAAGTTGGTTGGAATATTGGTCAAAATACAAGCGACCGAAATGAGCCTACTATTGCTCAAATTCAAGCATTAATTCCTGAAGCGCAAAAAGCTGGTCTTTCTGCCGACCAAATTAATTCACTTGTTGGAAGTTCTGTTAATACTGCAAATTTACAAAATCAAGAACGGATTGCTAACCGTGCTGCATCAGGCGGTAATTATTGGACTGAGAATTTAATTGGTGCATTAAAGGTTGGCGGTCTTGCTTTAGGTGCTTATGGTATTGACCAAGCGTTAGCTGCTGGTCTTGCTGGAGCTCAAAGCGCTGGAACTGGATTAACAACTGGTACTGGCGGCTCAAGCGGTTTATTGAACGCTGGTGCTGGCGGTGCTTTTAGTCCTGCTGGCGCTATGGCAACGCAAAGCGCTGCTGGTTTAGGTGGCGCTGGAACAGGTATTATTGAAGGGTTAGTGCCTTCATCCATTGGTATGGGTGGAACTGCTGGGGCTGGCTCATTGGCTGGCATTACTGGCAGTCAGTTAGCTGCTGGTTTAGGTGGCGCAAACTTAGGAACTGGTTTAACAGCAGACCAATTAGCTGCTTATGAAGCTGGTGGCTCAAACCCTGCTGGAAGCTCATTTTCTGATGTTTTAAGCGCAGCAAACAAAGCTAGGCAAGCAGTCGGCATTGGAAGTTCTATAGCCAAAATGGTTGGCGGTGGAAACTCAGGTCAAGCTGGCGGAATAAATTTAGGCAATTTGGCAAATGCGCTTAGAAATCAAAATACATTTAACCCTATTAATTTGCAACAAATACAACCTAAAAACCCATTTTTTGGCTCAACCGAAGGCTCATTAGGTGGCGAAGGTGTATATGATGTTTCAGGCTCAATGGCAAACGCATTAAGAAAGAGAAATTATGGCATCAGCTGAACAACAAGCACTAGACTTTAACCCTGAATTACAGGATGTTAGCCGTCAGCGTAAATTAGCTGATTTGCTCATGGCTCAAGGTATGCAACAGCCACAAGGTCAAATGATTAGCGGTTACTATGTTGCTCCTAGCTGGAGTCAGCAATTAGCACCTATGGCTAATATCTTGGCAGGACAAGCTGTTGGCGAAAGAGCAGACACTCAGCAAACTAAATTAGCTGAAGCATTGCGCACTCAAGGTGACGCTGCAGCACAAGATGTTATGCAAACTTACCAACAAAACCCACAAGCTGCGTTGGCTAAAGCTACTCAATTGCAACAATACCCACAAGTTAAAGCTTTATTGCCACAACTTTCTAAAGTTGCTATTTCTGAGCCTACAACTTCTATGCAAGAGTTTCAAGGCGCTATGGCAGACCCTAGATATGCTGCGTTTTTGCAACAATCTCAACGGAATAAAGGCACTAATATTAGCGTTAATACTGGTCAACATGGTTTTGACAATGCTCTTAAATTGCGCAGTGACTTTAGGGCTGAGCCTATTTACAAAGGTTTTGAAGAAACTAAAGCTGCAAAACTTCAAATTGACCAAGCGGCAAAAATGGCAACGCCTGCTGGCGACTTAGCTGCTGCTACAAAAATTATGAAAATTCTTGACCCAGGTTCAGTTGTTCGTGAGTCTGAGTTGGGAATGGCTATGGCTGCAACTGGCGTAGAAGATAAAGTTAAAAACTATGCCCAAATGGTTATTGATGGCACAAAACTTACACCAAACCAACGCAAAGATTTTACTGAGTTAAGTAATAAGTTATATAACGCTTCTGCTGAACAGTTTAATCAAAAGCGTGGCGAATATGCTGGTATTGCTGAACGTAACAAGTTAGATGTAGAAGCTGCTGTTGGTGCGCCTGCTGAAATTAAAGCTAAACAATTTACAGGTCAAGACCAACAAGCTTTGCAATGGGCTAATTCAAACCCAAATGACCCAAGAGCAGCATTAATTAAAAAGAAACTAGGATTTTAATAATGGCATTTGACCCTAATAAATATTTGGAAGAGTCAACTTCGTTTGACCCAAATGCTTATTTGCAAGCTGACCAAACAATGACAGCTTCTGCAAATGCTTTTGGCGAAACTGGTGGTGGCGCTGCACTAGGCAGACCAGTTAATCGTGGTCAATTAAACGTGCAAGCAACTCCAAGACCTTTAGAGTCAGCTCTGGCAGGCTTTACAAAGTCTATGATTGACATTCCTGTGGGCGCTGCTCAATTAGCCACAGGTGGTGGATTAGGGACAAGTCAATTAGCACAAAGACTTGGACAGCAAGCAGGTCAATACCAAGAAGCAAGCCCTATGTATTATGGCGCTGGGCGTGTTGCTGGCGCTGTAGCACCTGCTATGGGCGCTTCTAATGTTATAGGTCAAATTCCTTCTTTTGCAAAAGCTGCACCACTTGCACAAAACGTAGGAATGGGTACTGCATTAGGCGCTATGACACCTGAAGAAACAGGAAAAACAGGTCAAGAATTATACAAAGAACAAGCAAAACAAGGGCTTATTGGTGGGACTTTAGGTGCTGCATTAACTCCATTGCAAAAACTTATTGGCGCTTTGCGTGGTCCAGAACAAACTTCTCAAATTGCTGGCGCAGTAGAAAAAGCTAGAAACGCTGGTTATGTTATTCCTCCAACTCAAGCCAATGAGTCTATTGTAAATAGAGTATTAGAAGGTACTGCTGGCAAAGTAAGCACAGCACAAAATGCTTCTGCTAAAAACCAAGCTGTAACTAATAAATTAGCTGCAAAAGCTATAGGATTGCCAGAAGGCGAAGTAATTACTCCTACAGCATTAAAAGATATTCGTGATGAAGCTGGTTTGGTTTACGATGAAATTTCAAAGCTACCAGTAAAGCCTGCTGTTCTTCCAAGTTCTGTTATGAATAGAGCTGGAGAAGCAGAAATTGACCCTGCAAAAATGGTTTATGACCTAAAATTAATTAGACGCAATGCGGATGGTTATTTTGAAGCCTATAAAAGGTCTGCAAGTCCTGAAGATTTAGCAAAAGCACAGCAAGCAAAAGCGGCAGCCTCTAATATTGAAAATACATTAGAAAAATATACTCAAAGTTTGGGCAGAGATGATTTATTGCCAGCTTTGCGTGATGCAAGGCAATTATATGCAAAAACTTACACCATTGAAAAAGCATTAAACCCTGTTTCTGGAACTGTTGACGCAAAAGCCTTTGCAAGAGAATTGAAAAAAGGCAAACCATTAACTGAAGAATTAAAAACAGTTGCTGAATTTGCTTCTCAATTTCCTAAAGCTGCTCAAACAACTGAAATTATGGGTAGCAGACCACAGGTTTCTCCTCTTGATTTAGGAGTTGGTGGAATGATGGCTGCAATTTTACAAAACCCTAAAGCATTAGCAAGTATGATGGTTAGACCAGCAGCAAGAGCAGCGTCATTATCAAGCCCTGTGCAAAACAGATTAATACAAGGTCAAATAACGCCAGAGCAAGCAAATTTAGCTAAAATTCTAATGTTGCAAGGCGGTATTCCTGCAACAAATGCCTTAATTAAAGGAAAAGAAAATGAGTAGAAACGGAAGCGGTACTTATACCCTACCTGCTGGCAATCCAGTAGTTACTGGCACAACTATATCGTCAACTTGGGCTAATAACACCCTAACAGACATAGCTACTGCTATTAGTGGCAGTATTGCCGCAGACGGTCAAACTCCTATTACAGGCGCACTTGTAGGTATTGGCGGTACTGTCTCATTTGGTGGCACAGGACAAATTACCCTTCCAGCAGGTACTACTTCACAAAGAAGCGGAACACCTTATGCTGGCATGATTCGCTATAACACTACTTATGCACAGTTTGAAGGCTATACAGACGGTCAATGGTCACAAGTAGGCGGTGGTGCAACTGGTGGCGGTGGAGACCAGGTGTTTGTTGAGAACGCTAGAATCGTCACTACAAGCTATACACTTTCTATTGGTAAGTCTGCTGAATCTGTAGGTCCAATTACTATTCAAACTAATGCCGTAGTTACAATTCCAGCAGATGAACGCTGGGTAATCTTGTAAAATAGCA